CTGCGTCCCATGAAGCAGCAGTGGTTCCTGAGGTCAAAATACAAGTTACAGCAAATCCAGCGCCAGCAGGAATAGTGGCAACCAAGTTACCGCCTGATGAGTTTACGGTAAGCACGCCTGTGCTTGCGTTTCTAATTTTGTATGTTTCGCCCAATATCATGGTGCTTGCTACGGGCAAAACAATGGTTTGGTTGAGTGTGCCAGTAAAGAATTGACGTGCTGTGCTTGCAGTAGTCAGGGTTGTTGTGCCACCTGCCGTTGCAGTGGTGGTGTACCCGTAAATGATCGTGCCGTCAGTTCTGACGATAGGAATTGGTCCAGTTCCTGAGGTCACAGAAAGTCCGTCAGTAGCCTGAACTTCAGTCAGATCTCCAACAGGCAAGTTGGTTGTAACGTTTACGCGAGTGTCAGTAATGTTGGCGTTGGTGATTGAGGTTGCACCTGCTGCAACTGCGATAGTCGCCAAAGATAAAGACATGACAGGCGTTGCTGGTGCCACTGGAGATCCAGCAGGCGTACCTGCAATAACTTGGAAAGTGACGTTGTTTGAAGCGCCTGTGTAGAAAGCGTCATTGACTGTGACAACAACGCGGTCAATTCTAGGGTTTGAAGGGTTTGCGGTAGTGACAGTAAGTTGAGTCGCAGCATCATTATAGAATTGATACGCGCCCATGTTGGTTGTGAAGTTTCCAACCAATGCGCCCCAACCTGCTGCAACTTGAACCGCCATAGCAGGTACAGCAGCCTGAGATACTGCAAGAGACGATGAGCCAACAATTCCCGATGTGGCGTAAATTGCTTGCGTAGATAAGCGGTCATTTTCGGCTGGGTGTGATCCGTTTTGTAACCAACTCGGTGGATTGCGTAATGGCATGTCTGTCTCCTAAATAAATGCGTTATACCAAGTCACAGTAGCCGTGGTGACTCCTGCGGTGGTCGTGGATCCTGTCAAATAATACTGCGAAGTTCCTGGTGGTGCATCAAACCAAGTGCCTGTTGATAGCAAATTGCGAGCAGATACGCCGTTGAGCGTGATAAGTCGGTTTTGCAGATTGATGACAAGAGTATCGGTGTTTGTGATTGTTCCCGATAGGTTCAGGTATTCACCCGTGGTCACGTTGCCCAAAGTCGGATTTGTGATTGGTCCAGTGATCGTAATGGTTGGGTAAGTCGTAGCCCAGCCACTATTGACGATGTTGGTAAGGCTTGTGTATGAACCAAACCCGTAAACAAGGTTGTACGTGCGGTTGTAGGTACGCCCTGGAGCAGCAGATACGGTCAATGAGGCAGTTTGCAGGGTTGAGTTATAGTAATTTGGGTCAGGGCAAAAGAACTCAACCTGAGACGTAATCATACCGTAGGTGTAATTCGGATCTACTGAGGTGCGCAAAACGCGAACACGAGCATTGACAAACTGCTCCCCTGACGGTGGCAAAATAAAATACAAAGGTGTGGTGCCTGAAGTCTGAGGCAGCAACTTGGCTTGAATTGTGTTGAAGTTGGTCTGCGCTGAGGTTGCACCCGCGCCAAAAGTCTGGAAGGTGATTGAGATTGTGCGACCACCCAGAAAGTCACGCCCTGAGAACATACCGTCAGCGTAGCCACGGTTGTCATCTTGATTGCGGATCCCAGGCAGTCCCTCTAAGCCTTCCACAGACAAGATTTGGTATGGAGATCCAGCACCGCCAAAAGACAAACCAGCAAAAGAGAATTGATAATCATTTGTTACAACAGGCATTAGATGTCCACCCGCGCCCCTCTTTGGCTAAGGGGCAGTGTTGCTGTCCCGAATTTGATTGCACTCATAGTCTGCGCTGAGATTTCGCTTGCGCTGGCAGTTGGGTATGAGATGTTTTGAGTTAGATTGAAACCTGATGCCGCGTTGATACCTGCAATGGTATTTGTGTTTACATAACCGCCATTGTTATTTGGCATTGTTGGCATAACAGGGGTGTAAGCAGGCGCATTTTTCAGTGCATTGACAGCAGCCTGCTTTGCGCCTAACTCTGCAAGAGTCTTTGCCAATTCAGTCAACTTCTCTTTGAGATCATCAATGCGCTCTTGGGTGTCCTTGGCGATTTGGTCTAACGCTTCATTGTAGGTTTTCTGCACGTCAGCCAAAGACTCAGCAAGAGTCTTTTGAGCCTCAGCAACTGACTCTTTGTAATTCTTGTCTGCTTCAGCAAGTGCCTCTTTGAGATCCTTTGCAGCCTCAGCCAGTTTGTCGTCACGCTCAGCCTTTGCCTCAGCCATAGCCTTGCTGTACTCATCGTTGGCTTCAGCCAGCGCCTTCACCATGTCTGCGTTGATTTCAGTGATTGAAGTTTTGAGGTCAATTGAAACCTGCGCGTAAGCGTCCATGAGTTCCTGGGTTGCTAACTTACCGCCTGAGTTCATTGTCTTGGCGAGCGCGTCCAAACCAGTGTTTGAGGTGCTTTCCATTTCAGTAAACGTTGCTTGCAATTCTCTAATTGACTCTGGAGAGGCATTTCGTATGGCGTCTGCCAGTGAATTACCCACCTCTGGACCAGCCGATACAACCTGCTCAATAAAGGTCTGAGAGAAACCCTGCGCCTGTAAGAATGCTGCGTTACTGGCAAGGTTTTTGGTTGCACTTAACTTTGTTTTCAAATCAGACAATGCTGTTTCAACTGACACGCCACCGTTGAACGCGTCAGTAAGGCTAACCCCTGTTTTGGAAGCAAACGCATTACGCAAACGATCCATTGACTGTTGGATAATTGACTGTTGCTTCTCAGCAGCCTTCTTGGTGAGGTCAGCAGACTTTTCAGCAGCCTTCTCGCGTATGTCTCTGAGAGTGTCCTGAAGTTTGACTTCAAGGTCTGCTGTGCGCTTTGCGTAGTCTTTGTTGATTGAGTCAATTTGCTCTTTGTTGCGCTTGTACGCAGCAGCAGTGGCTTCAAGTAGTGTCTTGTCAGCCTTCTCAACTGACTCAGCGTATTGCTTACGAGCCTTTGCCGTGTCCTCATCGCGTCGCTTGGTTGCTTCTGCAACCTTCTCTTGTGAGTCTGCAATGACCTTGTTCATGTCCTTGTAAACCTTGGACACGTCTGCCATTGCCTTTTTAATGTCCTCAGCCTTCTTTTTGGCAGCAGCAGGATCGAGTGCGCCACCTGCACCGCCACCGTCACCTGCGCCACCAGTCTTGCCTGAGCCGTAGGTAAACGCGCCTTCACCGTATCCCGCGTTGGCTTTCTTCAGGTCTGCCAAATTCTTTGCTGTTGTTTTGATTGACTGTGAGGCTTTTTCAGCGCCGTCAGCAATTCCCTTTGCCCAGCCCATGCCTGGTACCTTTGCGAGCATACCGACAAACTTGCCAATGCCTTGAACCAACAAAGCAAACCCGTTGAGGATTACCTGAACACCCTTGATGACAATACCTCTGAACGTCTCAGACTTTTTCCAAGCCCAAACAAACGCAGCACCCAACACGGTCAAACCAGTGATTAACACTCCAACAGGGTTGGCTCTCATAGCCATGTTCAACATCATCATCGCGCCCCTGAAATTCAAAGTTGCGATTGCAGCAAGAGAGTGACCTGCTGCCATAGCCTTTGTAACAGCGGTATAGACAGTCATGACTGTTTTGGTAGCGACCACTGCTGCCTTGAACGCGTAAAAACCTGCTGTTGCTGTGGCAAGAATGATTGCAAACATTTTGAGCGCGTCTGCGTTGTCTTTGAAATACTTTGCCACTGACTTTAGAATTGGAATAATCGCAGCAGTAACCTTCAACAATGCGTTGAACGCTGGCAACACTAGATCTCCAATAGCCACCTTTGCGTCAGCAAATTGAGCGCTGAGAGTTTTCATTGTGTTGGCTGTGCCGTCTGCGGTACGCGCATAGTCGCCCTGAGCCAGTTTTGTTTGTTCCATTACCAACGCATAAGTCACCTGAGCCTTGATTGCAGGATCCATTGCGCCCTTGATCTCACCAAAACCCATTGCCATTGCTTTGTTTTTGAGAGTCACTTCATTGAGTGCCACGCCAAATCGCTTCAACGGTTCAGTCTCGCCAGCCAAACCTGAGCGCAATGCGTTGATTGCTTCTTCAGTTGAAGTGTTGTTGAAAGATCCTAAGTCAGCAGCAAGTTGAACCAGCGTGGTGGACATTTCATTTGCTTTGCCTTGCCCAATTCCAAACGCCTGAAACAAGTTGCCGTAAGTTCCTGCTGCCTCAATCGCAGCCTGATTAGACATACCCATGTTCTTTGCTGCACTGTCGCCAAACTTGAAAACCGCGTCAGCGCTATCGCCAAACACAACCTTAACTTTTGACACAGACTCAGCCATGCTTGACGCAGACATCACTACATCTTTGCCAAACTGAACAACCTGAGTTGCAGCAAACGCCACGCCCAAAGTACCCGCCATGCGCTTTGCGCTGGCAAGCATGTTTTGCATACCTGTATTGGCAGTAGCAACACTGCTATTCATGCCCTTGATGCTTGCTTCAGCCTGAGCCAAACCAGCCTTCAGTTGAGATACATCTGCTGCAATTTGAACCATGATTGGCGGGATTGCGTTTGTCATGTGCTATCCCTTCACTGCTTTGAGAAATGCTGCTGTAAAGATCCTGTTCAAAGATCCATTGCGGATTAGATCCTCAGCGGCAGGTCTTAGGTAAGGGTATTTTACGCCACTTTTCCAACGCGGTGAGCCTAATTCAACAGCCCTAGCATACTCTGTGCTTGCCCCGACAACTGCAATGTAATTACCAAATCCATACTTCACGTCAGTTCTAATAGATCTACGCAACGCGCCTGTGACTACGTTTGGTCCAGGTCCAGTCCCAGGAATGTGACCTTGACCCTTTTTGTGTGTTCCTGTGTTGGCGTTGATTTGCGCTTGACGTTGGATCGCAAAACCCGCAGTAGCAATTGCAGTTTGCGCAGCACGTTCAAGTTTGTCCTCTTGAACTTCTAAGCCAGCAAGCACGTCAGCAAGATTGCGTATGACTACTGCACCCATTACTCACTCGCCCTTTCCGCTTTTGCGCTCTCCACCGTTGCTGCTATCGAGATAAGCCAATCTGCTGTGCCAGCAGGTAACTCATCTACTTGGTCAGGTGTCCAACCAAACCGATCTGCAAACTGGAAGTAATACCATTGGTCGTCAGGGTATTCAAAGTCCTCATGTCTTTGTCCACCCTTGATTACCCATTTTAGGCGTTCAAGTTGTCGGTATGGGCTTTTGGGTCTGCCTCAGTCTCATCTGTTTTACCCAACTTTGGGAACAGTGACTTTTGTGCTTCCTTGGTTTCCTCAACCAGAAAGTCATAATCTTCCATAGTGAGTTCGCCTAGCATCTCAACCTTGACTGACGGGATAATCAAATCAAATGACCAATCCTCAATCAGCATTGCCAATAGTGCGTCTGTGAGCGCCATTGCCTTGGATAGATCTCCACCCTCAGCCTCATCTGTCACGCGCATGACACGCTTGCGGTCTTTAACGCGCAGTGAGTTTGGATCCTTGAATGTGACTGTTGCGCCTGACGGTAATGTTACTTTCTTAGCCATTTTTGCCTCCATGTAGGTTTGCCTTCATTTTATTGTACTAGATAGGGCAATGGGGTGCGGGATCGCGGGAAGGCAATTCCACGATCAACCTGACCACCCCATTGCTTGGATCTATTAGATATAGGTACCTGACGCCTTTGCGTTTTGTAGTACCCACTTGATGTTGCTGAAGCCACCTGAGACACCAGCATCAGTTGTATTACCCTGAGCGTTCAAGTCAACTGTGACCTGTACGTAATCTTGTCCACGCTCAATCACTGCTGCGGTGTACGCACCCTTTGTGATTGTTGCTTGGATCTGAGTTGCTGTCGCACCTGCGCCCTGAGCCCAGTTCAGCACGATTGCTGGCTGAGTGTTGGTTAGGAAACGTGTGAGTTCTGTGTCGTTTTCCATGACAAATGTGAACTTACCTGTTGTCTCCAAAGCACCGACAAATACCGCGTATGGGTTCTGAGTGTTTGAGATACCAAAGATAGGTGTCACTGGGCGCTTCATGTCAATGTTTCCTGACACGGTGTTTGAAACCGCTGAACCGCCGATTGATACAGTACCAGCCCAAACTGGAGTTGGAAGCACTGTGCTGAAAGTAGGCACTGGAGCAGTCGTTGTTGCTGATTGGAAACCAGTTGTCTTGGCGTCGTATTCAAGCATACCGTCAGCATTGAACTTCAATGAGAAATCAGTGAACTGAACGCCTGGGTATTGACGCACGTTTGCTGCATAGAAATCAGTGATTGTGTATGACAGTGGTTGAGCGTCTGCTGCTGCTGTAAGAGAGTTTTTGAGCGCGATTGTGTGAGTGAAAGGTGCTGAGGCACCTACTGTGGCACAAGCGCCTAACAAACCAGTTAGCGCATAACCAATTCCGTCAGCGAACGCTGCTGAACTGAAATCAAAGGTTGAATACTCGCGCCCTGGAATGTAGTTGTAGTTCTCAACAAGCGAACCACGTAGTCCCTTGTCGTACAGTGGATCGATGATGTCTGCTGGCTTGACGCTA